GACCAGGCCGAGATGGACAATGTGGAATCTATTGGAATCATAGCACAAGATGTGGACTTTGCATTGAACGCTTAAAGGTCGAGGAGACAATGGATCTGGAACGCTTTGATTTAGGAAATGGGAAATTCATTTGGGCTCATCCCAAAGAAAAGTGTCAAAGTGAACATTGTACAATTCATAATCCTAGCAATCATAAGATGAAAGATTGGCCTTTGAATTGGAGAACAGATAGGTATATGATGGAGCGAGTTTGTACACATGGGATTGGGCATCCGGATCCAGACCACATGGCGTTCATCAGAGATAAACGCGGTGATGAGTATGCCAACGTGGAAGGAATACATGGGTGTGATGGGTGCTGTCATGACTAATCCTATGGTGAACTATTCTGAAATCACGAAACAAATGGCAAGTCAAATGTACAATGTTCGTGATGAGTACAAGGCCAATACGTATGAACAGAATGTTGCCATTTCCATTAGTGAACAGCGTCCGTTTTCAGTAGGTGCCATTAACGTGGCAGGTGAATTGAATATAGGAATGATGATTCGGTCGGCGTGTCTATTGGGTGCAGAGAACTTCTATATCTTTGGACGCAAGAAATTCGATAAGCGGTCTACCGTAGGGGCTGAGAAATACATCAATATTGTCCAGTATGTGTTTGATGACCCGATACACGCTGATACCGAAATCAATGAACGATTGGAATATCTACTACCATGGAACAATGTGGTGTTGTGTGAACATGGTGGAACTATGGTGGGGTCGCATAAGGCAAAGCAATTATATCAGGCAGAATTTATGCGTCCGCTGTTTGTATTTGGTAGTGAGAGTCATGGAGTTCCAGAAGTGGTGGCAAACAATCCACACTTTTATAAGCTCACGATTCCACAACGCGGTGTTCTTCGCAGTTTCAATGTAAGTGCGGCGATGAACATCATTCTCTGGGATTACATCAAGGAAATGTATATATGATAAAATTAAAAGAAGCATCAGTACTATTCTTCATTCAAGTATTGAGCTACACCATATGGTGCATCAACTTTCGAGCCGTGGCAGATACACATTATCACACAGCAGCCATGAGTGATTTCATGATTGCATCCATCAACTTCTTTGTGATTCGAAAGATTGCTCATGGTCAGGATCATATTCATCAATGGTTTGGTTATGCAGCAGGGTCAGTGGTAGGAAGTTATTTAGGTATTTGGTTGTCTGCAAACTTTCTAGGTAGTTGACAAAAACATAATTTCAACTTATATTGAAACATCCTTAATAGGAGAACGTTATGAAAGTAGTAAGTCCAAGATATCCCACTTATGTCATCTATGAAGGTTATGACCGTGCCTTGGCCCTGGAGTCGGTGGGTCGAGGCTGGGCCTCGTTGATTCATGAAGTGTTTGATTACATGGAAAAGAATCCCACACATTCCAAGGTGATTCAGGTCAAGGAGAAGTTTGGGGGACTTCGGATTTATACTGATGTCATGGATGATGGACTAGATGCCATTGTTCGGTCGGTTGGAAAGCGGAGTTTCACTATTTGTGAAGATTGTGGTAACCCGGGTGCGCTTCGTGACGGTAGTTGGTATCGCACCTTGTGTGAAGTTCATGCAGATGGCAAAAAGATAATCAAGGAGTAATTATGGAAGAGATTAATTATAAATTCTACGAGGATAGAATTCTTAATGAATTAAAGGCATATATTGATGCCACGTATGGTGAACATTATTCTCACACCAAGTTTCAATCTGCCGAATTCATTTTCGACAATGGACATGGTGTAGGATTCACCGTAGGTAACATCATGAAGTATGCACAACGCTATGGTAAAAAGAACGGATATAATCGCAAGGACATCTTGAAAATTATTCATTATGCTATTATGTTGTTATATGTCCATGATACATATGACCATTTAAACACACCTGAGGAGTAACTTTATGAAGATTAGCAGCAAGACACTTTCACTTCTTCAAAGCTTTGCACAAATTAGCAGCAATCTTCTTGTGAAGCCCGGACAGAAGTTGGCAACTCGCAATCCTGTGAACAGCATTCAGGCACGTGCTGTTGTGGATGAAACATTTCCGCAGCAGTTTGCCATCTATGATTTGAATCAACTTCTATCATTGATTTCAGCATCACAGAATCCTGATGTTGAGTTTGGTGATAAGAGTCTTATCATTCGTTCCGAGAACGGTGGTGAGATTGAATATTTCTACGCCGATGAGTCATTGGTGACAGCTCCTAACGAGAATCCTCCTCAACTTGAGGACATCTACACGTTCAAACTCACAGCTGCTGACATTCAAACCATCATCAAGACGGCGAGCATCATCTCGGCAACCACATTGAACATCATCGGTGAGAAGGGCAAGGTGATGTTGACCATCAATGACCCGAAGAACTCCACATCACACAGCTACAAGAAGCCTCTCGGTGATTCTGACAAGTCATTCAATGTGAAGATGGCAATTGACAGCTTCAAGGTGGTGGCTGATGAGTATAACGTTCGTGTGGCACACGCCGTGGCCAAGACAGGCAAGGTGTTGGTGTTCTTCTTTGAATCTACAACTTCTGATTTAACATATTTGATTGCGGCTGATTCTACATCCAAGGTGTAATCATGCAAGCAAATCGTGAGCAGTTTCTTTGGGTTGAAAAGTATCGTCCTCGGACAATTCGTGATTGTATTCTGCCTGACAATTTAAAAAACACATTCCAGGAGTTTGTGGACCAAGATAACATTCCTAATATGTTGTTGTCTGGCACAGCCGGGACAGGTAAGACTACAATTGCACGGGCTCTGTGTGAAGAATTAGGGTGCGACTACATCATCATCAACGGCTCGGAAGAGTCTGGTATTGATGTATTGAGAACAAAAATTAAAGACTTCGCAAGTACTGTTTCGTTGGCCGGTAAGGTCAAGGTTGTAATACTTGACGAGGCAGATTATCTCAATCCTAATTCCACACAACCCGCTCTCCGTGGATTCATTGAGGAGTTCAGCAAGAATTGTCGTTTCATTTTCACTTGTAACTTTGCCAACAGAATCATCGCGCCGCTTCATAGTCGGACCACGGTGATTGATTTCCGTTTGACAAAGCAGGACCGCCCACAAATGGCGGCAAAGTTTTTCAAGCGTGTTGTGGACATCTTGAATCAAGAAAACATCACACACAATCCCAAGGTGGTGGCCGAGATTGTGAACAAGTATTTTCCTGATTATCGGCGTGTATTGAATGAACTTCAAAGATATTCTTCATCAGGCACCATTGATGAAGGCATTTTGGTGAACATCTCGGACGCCAACATGAAGGAATTGATTTCAGCTCTTCGTGAAAAGGATTTCAAGAAGATGCGTACTTGGGTTGTGAACAACTTGGACAATGATCCGAATGTATTGTTCCGAAAGTTGTATGATGTTCTAATCTCAGAAGTGGTACAAGTTCCTCAGCTAGTTCTTCTGTTGGCTGATTATCAGTACAAGGCGGCGTTCGTGGCTGACGCTGAAATCAATCTTGTGGCGTGTCTCACAGAAATCATGGCAGCATGTGAGATGAAGTCATGACCGAGAAGAATCTTGATGGTGAATTCATCAAGGATTGGGTTCTAGAAGAAGATTTCAAAATGGTGAAAATCAGCCCCTTTGATTTTGTGAACGCCATACATTATACAAAAGAAAATCTCATCGTTGATGATTGGAGTGAAAAGCAGTATAATCCGTTTGTAGTAAACAAATCATTGAGTTTCGGGGCTGATACCGTGATTCCCGCTAATGAAATGAATAGTCGTCCCCACCTGGAGAAGCGCCTCCAGTTCGATTTCCTTATAAATACCATTAGACCTCGTAAGCGGTTCAACAAATGGTTAAAGGCTGAGAAAATTGAAGACCTTGAATTGGTGAAGCAGTATTATAATTACAATACTGAAAAAGCCTTACAAGCTCTGAGAATTCTTTCACCTGAACAAATAAATACAATTAAGGAACGATTGAACACAGGTGGATTGACACATGGCACATGATTTAATTAACATACCAAGCATTCCTGGATATTCTCCAGTTGAAGTGAAATTGGTGAATCAAGATGATTTTCTCAAAGTCCGTGAAACGTTGACACGTATTGGTGTAGCATCACGCAAAGACCAAACGTTATATCAAAGTTGCCACATCTTACACAAGCAAGGCAGATATTTCGTGGTTCACTTCAAGGAACTATTTGCTCTTGATGGTAAGCAAGCTGACATCACAGAAAATGATTTGCAACGCCGAAACACGGTGGCACATCTTCTAGAAGATTGGGGGTTGGTGGAAATACTGAACCCTGATGATTGTGAAGATACTGCTCCGTTATCACAAATCAAAGTATTGGCATTTGGTGAAAAGAAGGATTGGAACTTAGTGGCTAAATATAATATTGGAAAAAAGAAGTAACACTTGATTGTAGGG